ATGAGATCGGGCGCCGCCTGGCTTGCCTCCGCCGGGCCGGAGGAGGTTGAGGCCTTCCTTGGCGGGCTGTCGGAAAACGCCTTGGGCAGCCTGCCGTGGCTGTTCGAATTCTGGGCCTTGCCCCACCAGTTGCCCCCTGCGGGCGACTGGAAGAGCTGGGTGATCATGGGTGGGCGCGGCGCGGGCAAGACCCGCGCCGGGTCGGAATGGGTGCGGCAGATGGTCGAGGGGCCGACCGTCGATGGGCCGGGGCGATGTCATCGCGTGGCGCTGGTCGGGGAAACCTTCGACCAGGTCCGCGAGGTGATGGTCTTTGGCGAAAGCGGCATCCTGGCCTGTTCGCCCCCCGATCGCCGTCCGGTCTGGGAGGCCGGGCGGCGCAGGCTGGTCTGGGCCAATGGTGCGACGGCGACGGTCTATTCCGCGCATGAGCCCGAGGCGCTGCGCGGCCCGCAGTTCGATGCGGCCTGGGTCGATGAGTTGGCCAAGTGGAAGAAGGCCGAGGATGTCTGGGACATGCTGCAATTCGCGTTGCGGCTTGGCGCGCACCCCCAGCAGGTGATCACGACGACGCCGCGCAACGTGGGTGTGCTGAAGCGGATCCTGGGGAACGCCTCGACGGTGGTGACCCATGCGCCGACGGATGCGAACCGCGCCTATCTGGCCGAGAGTTTCCTGGCCGAGGTCCAGAGCCGCTATGGCGGGACGCGGTTGGGGCGGCAGGAGCTGGACGGGGTGCTGTTGGACGACGTCGAAGGTGCGCTGTGGACCACCGCCATGGTGGAAGGCGCGCGGGTCGATCAGCTGCCCAGGCTGGACCGCATCGTCGTGGCGGTCGACCCGTCCGTGACGAACGGGAAGGCCAGCGACGAATGCGGGATCATCGTGGCGGGCGTCGTGGCACAGGGCGAGCCGCGCGACTGGCAGGCCTATGTGCTGGAGGATGCGAGCGTCCGGGGCGGGCCTTCGGATTGGGCCAAGGCGGCGATTGCCGCGATGGACCGCCACGGGGCCGAGCGTCTGGTGGTCGAGGTCAACCAGGGCGGCGACATGGTGGAAAGCGTGATCCGGCAGATCGATCCCCTGGTGCCCTTCAAGGCGCTGCGGGCGTCGCGGGGCAAGGGGCTGCGGGCCGAGCCTGTGGCCGCGCTCTATGAGCAGGGGCGCATCAGGCACGCGCGGCAGGGCGGTCTGGGCCCGCTTGAGGATCAGATGTGCCAGATGACGGTTCGCGGCTTCGAAGGGCGCGGCAGTCCGGACCGGCTGGATGCGATGGTCTGGGCCATGCACGAGCTGATGATCGAGCCGGCTGCAAGCTGGCGGCGTCCGCAGATGCGGCGGCTCTAGCGGGACGGCCGCGGGTAATCGAACGAGGAAAAAGGGGCTGACCTGCGGGTCGGCCCTTTTTCATGTCAAACGACGGAGGCGAAGATGGCGTTTCGGATGTTTTCACGGGAGGGCAAGCCCCAGACCGTGCCTGAGAGAAAGGCGAGTGCCACGGGTCGGGTCGTGGCTTTTGCCAGCGGTGCAGGGCGGACGGTCTGGTCGGCGCGGGACACGGGCAGCCTGACGCGCGGCGGGTTCGTCGGCAATCCGGTGGGCTTTCGGTCGGTCAAGCTGATCGCCGAGGCGGCGGCGGCGGTGCCGCTGATCTGCGCCAATCGCGATCAGCGGTTCGAGGTTCATCCGGTGATCGACCTGCTGCGCCGTCCCAATCCGGGGCAGGGGCGGGCCGAGCTGATGGAGGCGCTGTTCGGGCAGATGCTGCTGTCCGGCAACGGCTATCTGGAAGCGGTCGGGCTGACAGAGGCGGGTCTGCCCGAGGAGTTGCATGTGCTGCGGTCGGACCGGATGACCATCGTGCCCGGCGCGGATGGCTGGCCGGTCGCCTATGAATATGCGGTGGGCGGGCGCAAGCACCGCTTCGACATGACGGGCAGCCCCGATCCGATCTGCCATATCAAGAGCTTCCACCCGGTCGACGACCACTATGGTCTGTCGCCGATGCAGGCGGCGGCGGTGGCTTTCGATGTGCACAACAGCGCCTCGGCCTGGTCGAAGGCCTTGCTGGACAATGCGGCCCGGCCAAGCGGGGCCATCGTCTACAAGGGGATGGACGGGCAGGGCACGCTGAGTGCGGATCAGTATGATCGCCTGGTGGGCGAGATCGAGATGAACCACCAAGGCGCGCGCAACGCCGGTCGGCCCATGCTGCTGGAGGGGGGCTTGGATTGGCGCCCGATGGGCTTCAGCCCCAGTGACATGGAGTTCCACGAGACCAAGCTGTCGGCGGCGCGGGAAATAGCCCTGGCTTTCGGCGTGCCGCCGATGCTGCTGGGGATCCCGGGTGACGCGACCTATGCCAATTACGCCGAGGCGCATCGGGCGTTCTATCGCCTGACAGTGCTGCCGCTGACGACGCGGGTAACGGCCTCGGTCGCGTGGTGGCTGTCCGAACACCTGGGCGAGGAGGTCGAACTGCGCCCGGACCCCGACCAGATCCCGGCGCTGGCCGAGGATCGCAACCAGCAGTGGGCGCGGATCGCAGCGGCGGATTTCCTGACGGATGCGGAAAAGCGCAGTCTGCTGGGTCTGCCGCCCATGGACGGGGCGTGAGCCGATGGAGGGCTCTCGTTTCGTCAAGGACGGTCTGTGGCAGGACCAGCGGATCGACGCGCAGGAACGGATCATGGCGCTGCAGTTCGGGCAGGTCGAGCGTCGGCTGGAGCGGATCGAGGCCATGATCGAGGGGCTGGAGCGACGGTTGTGGATGACCGTCTATGGCGTCGTCGCCGTGATCCTGACGCAGGCCGTCCAGGGGATACTGGATTATGCACCAAGAGGAGGCTGAAGGATGGTTCCGGGGCTGGAAGTGAAATTTGCGGGCGGTGCGCCCGTGCTGTCCGACGGACAGGTGATCGAGGGCTATGCCAGTCTGTTCGGCCTGACCGATCAGGGCGGCGATGCGGTCGCCAAAGGGGCGTTCTCGGCCTCCTTGGCGCGGCTGGCGGGCAAGGGGGACAAGGTGCGGATGCTGTGGCAGCACGACCCCACCCGCCCCATCGGCGTCTGGGACGAGATCCGCGAAGACGACGCGGGCCTGTGGGTCAAGGGCCGGCTGCTGCCCGAGGTTGCTCAGGCCCGCGAGGCGGCGGCGCTGATCCAGGCGGGCGCGATCGACGGGCTGTCGATCGGCTATCGCACCATCCGCGCCGAGCGCAGCCAGAAGGGCGCGCGCATCCTGACCGAGGTCGAGCTGTGGGAGGTGTCGCTGGTGACCTTCCCGATGCTGCCCGAGGCCAAGGTCGGCCGCAAGGATGCCGACGATCTGCGCGAGGTTGCAGCCCTTTTCACAGCCGCCGCCAACGCGCTGCGCGGCTGACACGTTTCAGGGGAGCGCGTCTGCCGCGCCTTCCGTTCGGGTTCGGACCCTGCCCCAGGTGGCCCGGTCCGGCAAAAGGGGCGGTCGCGCCCTGATCATCATGACGAGGAGAAGACCATGACCGAGGTGAAAGCCGCAGGCGGCGGCGACATGCCTGCCGATCTGCGCGGGGCCATGCTGGGGTTCGTCGATGAACTCAAGGGCTTTCGCGAAGACATCCAGACCAAACTCAATGCACAGGAACACCGTATGACCATGATCGATCGCAAGACTGCCCTGCGTGGCCGCGCCCCCCTTTCCGCAACCGCCGAGGTCGAGGTGCCCCATCAGAAGGCGTTCAACGCCTATCTGCGCAGCGGCGACGATGACGGCCTGCGCGGTCTGGCCATCGAGGAAAAGGGCCTGACGGTCGCCAGCGACGGTGGTTTCCTGGCCGCGCCGACGGTGGCGGAATCGGTTCAGCAGGTGCTGCTGGGCGGTTCCTCGATGCGCCGTCTGGCCAATGTCGTGACCATCGAAAGCGCCGCCTATGAGGTACTGGTCGACAAGGGCGACATGGGTGCGGGCTGGGCCACGGAAGCGGCGGCGGTCGAGGGTGCCTCGGGTGGGATCGAGCGGATTTCCATCCCGGTGCACGAGCTTTCGGCCATGCCCAAGGCCAGCCAGCGCCTGCTGGACGATGCGGCATTCGACGTCGAGGGTTGGCTGGCCGAGCGTATCGCCGACAAGTTCGCCCGTTCCGAGGCGGCGGCCTTCGTCAGCGGCGACGGTATCGACAAGCCGAAGGGCTTTCTGGCCTATCCCACGGCGCCCAATGCGACCGCGGGCGACAACCAGATCGGCACCGTGCTGACAGGCAAGTCGGCCGATTTCGCCGCGACCAACCAGGCGGACTGCCTGATCGACCTGATCTATGCGCTTGGTGCGAAATATCGCGCGAATGCATCCTTCGTGATGAATTCCAAGACGGCCGCGCGCATCCGCAAGATGAAGGATGCCGACGGTCGCTTCCTGTGGAGCGATGCGCTGAGCGTCGGCCAGGTGCCGCAGCTGCTGGGCTATCCGGTGCTGATCAGCGAGGACATGCCCGATATTGCCGCGAACTCGAAATCGGTGGCCTTCGGCGATTTCCACGCCGCCTATACCATCGTCGAGCGTCCGGACCTGCGCGTGCTGCGCGATCCCTTCAGCGCCAAGCCGCATGTCCTCTTCTATGCCACCAAGCGTGTCGGCGGCGGCGTGACCGATTTCCGCGCCGTCAAGCTGCTGCAGTTCACCTGATCTCCCTGCGGGAGAGGTGAGGGGAGAGGGGCGCGCGCGTCGCCGGTCATACCGGTGAAGCAACTGTCCGCGCGTGCTGATGGCCGGTGTTCGGGCGCGTCCCTTTTCTTTCGTGAACCTTTGAAGACGGATCATCCCCCGGCCTGGGGGATGTGTCCTGGTGGAGATGTGCGGACGGCAGGACAGGAGGTTCGCAAGATGATGCTGATAGAGGAAACGGCGCCAGCGGCGGAGGCATTGCCCGTTGCGGCGCTGCGCGGCCATTTGCGGCTGGCCTCGGGGTTCGATGGCCCCGACGATGCGGCGGAAACGGCGGCGCTGAGCGGGTTTCTGCGCGCGGCGATCGCCACGATCGAGGCGCGCACGGGCAAGGTGCTGCTGAAGCGGCGCTTCCGGATGCAGTTGGACGACTGGCGCGACAGGCTGGGACAGTCGCTGCCCTTGGCGCCGGTCCATTCGGTCGAGAAGATCGAGATCGACGATGGCAACGGCACGATCACCGCCCTGGCCCCCGAGGGGTGGCGGCTGGTGCCGGACAGCCAGCGGCCGGTCGTGCTGCCTACGGGGGTGGTGCTGCCGCATGTGCCGCGACGGGGCAGCGTGACGGTCAGCTTCGTCGCGGGTTTCGGCGACAGCTGGGCGCAGGTGCCGGCCGACCTGGCGCAGGCGGTGATCCTGCTGGCGGCGCGATATTACGACGACCGCAGCCAGGACGGCTTGCGCCAGGCGCTGCCCTTTGGTGTCAGCGCGTTGATCGAGAAATGGCGGGCGGTCAGGACTTTGGCCGGACGCGGCAACCAGGGGTGGCGCTGATGGCGGTGCCGAACCTGACGACGCAGCTGGCGCTTGAACAGCCTGACAGGCTTGCCGACGGAATGGGCGGCTATCTCACGACATGGCGGCGGCTTGGGGCCTTGTGGGCGCAGATGGATGCGGGCTCGGGGCGCGAGGACGGGGCGATCAGTGCCGTGCGGTGGCGCATTTCCGTGCGCGGGGCCCCTGTCGGCGATGCGCGGCGGCCCAAGGCCGGGCAGCGGTTCCGCATGGGCGACCGCCTGTTCGCGATCGAGGCCGTGGCCGAGCGCGACCCTTTGGGGGCCTTTCTGACCTGTCACGCCCGAGAGGAGAATCCGACATGAGTTACGGAGCAGGCGTCGCCCTTCAGGCGGCGGTCTATCAACAGCTGCGTGCCCATCCGGCGCTGGCCGACCTGGTGGGGGATGCGATCTTCGACGCCATGCCGGTCGAGGCGCCAAGCGGGGTGCATGTCTCGCTTGGGTCCGAGGACGTGCGGAGCCTTGGCGATACCACGGCGCGCGGGTCGCGGCATGATTTCATCATCTCGGTGATGTCGGGCAGCGATGGTGCGGGCTTCGGGGCGGTCAAGGCCGCAGCCGTGGCCGTGGCCGACGCGCTTGAGGATGTTCCGCTGCAGCTGTCGCGTGGGCAGTTGGCGGGCTTGCAGTTTCTGCGCGCCACGGCGCGTCGGTTGAAGAACGGTGCCGCCCGTCAGGTCGATCTGACCTTCCGCGCGCGCATCGACCAGATCTGAGGAGACAGGATCATGGCAGTACAGAATGGACGCGACCTTCTGATCAAGATGGACATGCTGGGCAATGGCTCGTTCGAGACGGTGGCGGGCCTTCGTGCCACGCGCCTGTCGTTCAACGCCGAGACCATCGACGTGACCAGCATGGAAAGCGAGGGCGGTTGGCGCGAACTGCTGGGCGGTGCGGGGGTGCGCAGTGCCTCGGTTTCGGGGTCGGGGGTCTTTCGCGACGAGGCAAGCGACGGTCGCGCGCGGCAGGCCTTCTTCGACGGCGAATTGCCGCAGTTCCAGATCGTCATTCCCGATTTCGGCCAGGTGTCGGGCCCGTTCCAGATCACCTCGCTGGAATATGCGGGAACCCATGACGGCGAGGCGACCTATGAGATCGCCTTGGCTTCGGCGGGCGCGCTGCTGTTCGAGGCGATGTGATGGCCAACCCGATGAGAGGCGAGGTCGCCATCGTGCTGGACGGTCAGCCGCATGTGGCGCGGCTGACCCTTGGGGCGCTGGCCATGCTGGAAGCGCAGCTGGCCGAGGACAGCCTGGCGGATCTGGTCCGGCGGCTGGACGAGGGGCGGTTTGCCAGCGGTGACATCATCGCGGTTCTGGTGGCGGGGCTACGCGGAGGCGGCTGGCAGGGCGACGCGGATGATCTGCTGGCAAAGCAGATCGAGGGTGGTCCGTTGGCAGGTGCGCGCGCGGCCGCGCAGCTGATCGCGCTGGCCTTTCGGGACGTCGCATGACGGTCGGTCCGACGCTGGACTGGCCCGGTCTGATGCGCGCAGGCATGCGTGATCTGCGGCTGCTGCCCGACCAGTTCTGGCAGCTGACGCCGTCCGAGCTGGCGCTGATGCTGGGCGTCGAACCGGCGCCCGCGCGCATGACACGCGACCGGCTGGCGGATCTGTTGACGAAATTTCCCGACGTGCCTGCCAGGGCGGGCGTGTCGGTGCAACCGGATGGGGTGACGGATGGCGCTGAGTGATGATGTGGGGTCCTCGCTGGACCTGCTGGAGGAGGATCTGGGCCGCAATGCCCAGATGACCGCCGAATTCGAGAAGGAACTTGGCCGCCTGCGCCAGTCGATGCTGTTCACCTCGCGCGAGGTGACGACGCTGTCGTCGGGGCTAGAGCGAGGTCTGGGGCGTGCCATCGACGGGCTGGTTCTGGATGGCGGCAAGTTGTCGGACGCGCTGAAGTCGATCGGGCAGTCGCTGGCCGATACGGTCTATTCCATCGCGATGAAGCCCGTGGAAAGCGCGCTGGCGGGCTCGCTTGCCGGGGGGATGGCCTCGGTCCTGGGGGGCGGCGGTTTCGGACAGGCGATGACGCCCTTTGCCAAGGGCGGGGCGTTTTCCCAAGGCCGCAGCACGGCGGTCGGCGGAATCGCCAGCGCACCGACCGCCTTTCCGATGCGCGGTGGAACCGGCCTGATGGGCGAGGCCGGACCCGAGGCCATCATGCCCCTGCAGCGCGGTCCCGACGGCAAGCTGGGTGTCGCGGCGGCCGGTGGCGGCGGCGCAATGAACGTGACGTTCAACATCCAGACGCCCGATGTTGCGGGCTTCCAGCGCAGCCAGTCGCAGATCGCAGCCCAGATGTCGCGTGTTCTTGCACGCGGCGATCGCAACAGCTGAAACGAGGTAGAATCATGGCATTCCACGAGGTGAGATTTCCCGCGGGCCTGTCGTTCGGTGCCATCGGCGGCCCCGAGAGGCGGACCGAGATCGTCTCAATGGCGAACGGCTTCGAACAGCGCAACACGCCTTGGGCCCATGCCCGCCGTCGGTTCGATGCGGGCATGGGGCTGCGGTCGCTGGACGATCTGAGCGCCGTCATCGCCTTCTTCGAGGCTCGGGCAGGGCAGCTGCACGGGTTCCGCTGGAAGGATTGGTCGGATCACAAGAGCTGCCTGCCCTCGGGCGCGCCGGTGTTCAGCGATCAGGTAATCGGGACGGGCGACGGGCAGACGCGCAAGTTCCAGCTGGTCAAGGGCTATCGCTCGGGCGGGACCGTCTATCAGCGTCCTATCACCAAGCCGGTCCTGAACACCGTTCGTGCTGGTATCGGGGGCGTCGAGGTCTTCATCGGCAGCAACTATCAGGTCGACCACGCCACCGGCGTCATCACCTTCGATGCGGCGCCCGAAACGGGGGCCGAGGTCACGGCGGGATATGAATTCGACGTGCCGGTGCGTTTCGACACGGATCGCATCGCGGTCTCGGTCGCATCCTTCCAAGCGGGTCAGGTGCCCGACATTCCGGTCATCGAGGTGCGGCTATGACGACGACGACAATCGCGCGGGCCTGGTTCGTTCGGAGGGGCGACGGGCTGACCCTGGGCTTTACCGATCACGATACGCCGCTGGCGTTCGGCGGCACGACCTTTCGCCCCGATGTCGGTCTGACGGCGCAGGCCATCGCGCAGGCGACCGGCCTGGGGGTGGACAACACCGAGGTCGCGGGTGCGCTGGACGATGATGCCATCACCGAACGCGACCTGATGGCGGGGCGTTGGGACGACGCCCAGCTGAAGATGTGGCACGTGGATTGGTCCGACGTGTCGCGGCGCGATCTGGTCTTCAACGGCACCTTGGGCGAGGTGACGCGTGCCAATGGCGCCTTCCGTGCCGAATTGCGCGGACTGTCTGATCGGCTGAACGCGCCTCAGGGCCGGGTCTATCACCCCCGTTGCGCGGCGCGCCTGGGGGATGGGTCCTGCAAGGTGAACCTAGACAATGAGGCTTGGTTCACGCAGCCGGTCGTGCAGGCGGTGCAGGATGCCCGTGTCTTCACCTTTGCCAGCTTCCCGCGCTTTGCGGGCGATTGGTTCGAGCAGGGGCAACTGCTGGTCCTGGACGGGGATGCCGAGGGGCTGCGTGCCGCGATCAAGAACGACACCGCGCATGAAGACGGCAGTCGTACGATCGAGCTGTGGTCGGCGCTGCCCATTCCGCCGGTTCCGGGAGATCGGCTGAAGCTGACGGCGGGGTGCGACAAGGCCGCGAAGACCTGCCGGTTGAAGTTTGACAACTTCCTGAACTTCAGGGGCTTTCCGCACCTGCCGCCCGAGGATTGGCTGATGGCCCCGCAGGCGGGGTCGCGCAATGGCTGAGGCGGTTGTCGCGGCGGCACGCGAATGGCTGGGGACGCCCTATGTCCATCAGGCCAGTGTCATGGGCAGCGGGGCGGATTGCCTCGGGTTGATCCGGGGCGTCTGGCGACAGCTTCACGGCAGCGAACCGGAACCGACGCCTGCCTATACCGCCGATTGGGCCGAATGTGGCCGGACGGAGGTTCTGCATGACGCGGCCATGCGTCATCTTCTGCCGGTGGGCGAAGGTGACGCATGGCAGATCGGACAGGTGCTGCTGTTCCGCATGCGTCAGGGCGCGATCGCCAAGCATCTTGGCATCCTGTCACAGGTTGGTGCCGATGCACGGTTCCTGCACGCCTATACCTATCATGGGGTCATCGAAAGCCCGCTGACGCGGCCCTGGAAGTCGCGCGTCGTCGCGCGCTTCCGCTTTCCCTGACCCATTCCAACAAAGGAGGCCCTTATGGCCACGATAGTCCTGTCAGCGGTGGGTGCATCGCTTGGCGCGGGGTTTGGCGGCGCCGTTCTCGGCCTGTCGGGCGCGGTTCTGGGCCGCGCGGCGGGCGCCATTGCCGGTCGCGTCATCGACCAGCGCCTGTTGGGTGGCGGCGCCAAGGCGGTCGAGACGGGCCGCATCGACCGTCTGCGCATCCAGACCGCGGGTGAGGGTATCGCCATCCCGCGCGTCTGGGGCCAGATGCGGTTGCCCGGGCATGTGATCTGGGCCTCGCCCATGGAGGAGATCACGCGTTCGGAAAGCGGGGGCGGCAAGGGTGCGCCCAAGCCTCAGGTCACACAGATCAGCTATCGTCTTTCTCTGGCGCTCGCGCTGTGCGAGGGCCGCATCCTGAGCGTCGGGCGTGTCTGGGCCGACGGCGAGGAGATCGCCGCCGATGATCTGAACATGCGCGTCTATCGCGGCGGCGAAGGGCAAATGCCCGATCCGGTCATCGCGGCACATGAAGGCGACAGCGCTCCGGCCTATCGCGGTGTGGCCTATGTCGTGCTGGAGAATCTGTCGCTGGAACGCTGGGGCAATCGCATGCCGCACCTGAGCTTCGAGGTGACTTGCCCGGCCCGAGACGGATCGGGGCTGTGCCGCGATGTCCGGGCCGTGGCCCTGATCCCGGGAACAGGCGAGTATTCGCTGGCGACGACCCCTGTCACGACCGGCGAGGATCTGGGCGAAAGCCGCAGTTTCAACGTGAACACGCCCATGGGGGGGACCGATTTTTCGGCCTCGTTGGATGTCCTGGGACGTGAGCTGCCGAATGTGGGCTCGGTCTCCATGGTCGTTTCCTGGTTCGGCAGCGATCTGCGGATCGGCGAATGCAAGGTTCAGCCAAAGGTCGAATTCCGTGACGTCGACGGTGACGAGATGCCCTGGCACGCCGGGGGGATCAGCCGTGCAACCGCCGAGGAGGTGGCACGCAAGGATGGGCGCCCCATCTATGGCGGAACGCCTGCCGATAAATCGGTGATCGAAGGGCTGCGCGCGCTCTCGGCTTCGGGTCGCAAGGCGATCTTCTATCCGTTCATCCTGATGGAGCAGCTTGCCGGAAACGGATTGCCTGATCCCTATGGTGGGGATGAGCAGCCTGTGATGCCGTGGCGTGGTCGCGTCACGACGGACATCGCGCCGGGTCGTCCGGGCACGCAGGACCTGACGCAGGCTGCCGTCGATCAGGTGGCAGCCTTCTTTGGCAAGGCATCGCCCGATGATTTTCGCCGCTTTGGCGACGCCGTGATCTATTCGGGGCCGGCGGAGTGGTCCTATCGCCGGTTCATCCTGCACTATGCCCATCTGTGCGCCGTCGCGGGCAACACCGATACCTTCCTGATCGGGTCGGAAATGGTCGCCATGACCCGCATTCGGGGGCCGCGCAACAGCTATCCCGCCGTCGAGGCTTTGCGACAGTTGGCGGCCGACGTGCGTGCGATCCTGGGGCCGGACGTCAAGATCGGCTATGCTTCGGATTGGTCTGAGTACTTCGGTCACCACACGGGCGAGGGTGAGCTGTTCTTCCATTTGGACCCACTGTGGGCCGATCCGAACATCGATTTCATCGGCATCGACAACTACATGCCGCTGTCGGACTGGCGCGATGGCGACGACCATTTGGATGCCCATTGGGGCCGGATCGACAATATCGACTATCTGAAGTCGAATGTCGCCGGGGGCGAGGGCTATGACTGGTATTACGCCAGCGATGCCGATCGCGACGCCCAGATCCGGACGCCCATCACCGATGGCACCTATGACGAGCCTTGGGTCTGGCGCTACAAGGACCTGGCGGGCTGGTGGCAGAACCTGCACTACGACCGTCCGCAGGGCGTGCGGCAGAAGCAGGCGACGGCTTGGGTGCCCGGCTCGAAGCCGATCTGGTTCACGGAATTGGGCTGCGCGGCGCTGGACAAGGCGACCAACCAGCCCAACAAGTTCCTGGATGCCATGAGCTCGGAAAGCATGCTGCCGCATTATTCGAACGGTGTGCGCGATGATGCGATCCAGGCGGCCTATGTCGAGGCCTCGATGGACTTCTGGAACGATCCTGCCAACAACCCCCGAAACGGCGACGGCATGGCGATGCTTGATACCGATCGGGCGCATGTCTGGTGCTGGGACGCACGGCCCTATCCGGCATTTCCGGGTCGTGACGACCTTTGGTCGGACGGTCCGGCCTGGGATCGCGGCCATTGGTTGAACGGTCGCGCGGGGGCGGTGACGCTGCGCGCCGTTGTCGGCGACCTTTGCCGGATGGCGGGGGTCACTGACTTCGACGTCAGTGCAATTTCTGGCGTTGTGCGGGGCTATGTCCTGCAGGGAAGCGAATCCGCACGGGCAGCGTTGCAGCCTTTGATGCTGGCCCATGGTTTCGATGCGGTCGAGCGTGATGGCCAGATCAGGTTCATCGCGCGCAACGGCTTGGCCAAGGCGCAGATCGAAACTGACGACCTGGCAATTGCGGGTGAAGTCACGGGTTTCGAGACGACGCGACTGGCTGACAGCGCAGTGACGGGTCGCATCAGGCTGAGCCATGTGGCTGCAGGCGGCGACTACGCGGTGGCGACGGCGGAATCCGCATTGTCGGACGATGTCCGTCAGGCAGTGTCGGACAGCGAATTTGCCATGTCGCTGACACGCCCCGAAGGTCGCGACATCGCCGACCGTTGGATCGCCGAGGCCGAAGTCGCGCGTGATACTGCGCGTTTCGCACTGGCACCTTCCATGTCGGCACTGGGGGCGGGCGATGTGATCTTGTCGCGTATGCCGGGGCAAGAGGTTCAGCGCTGGCGGATCGACCGCATCGAGCGGGCAGGGGCGATCACCGTCGATGCGGTGCGCATTGATCCTGGGTTGTATACGCCGAAGCTGAGCTATCAGGAACAGGGGGGGATCGGGCGGTATTCGCCGCCGACGCCGGTTCATCCGGTTTTCCTGGACCTGCCGTTGCTGCGGGGTGATGAGGTGGCGCATGCGCCGCATCTGGCCGTGGCGGCCTATCCTTGGCCCGGCTCGGTCGCGGCCTATTCCTCGGTCGATGACGAGGGCGGGTTCGACACCAACCTGCTGTTGGACCGTCGGTCGCTGATCGGACGGACCCTGACGCCGCTGGTGCGGGCGCGTCCCGGCATCATCGACCGCGGTGCGCCGCTGCAATTGCGCCTGACCAACGATCCGCTGAAATCGGTAACGGAACGGGCGCTATTATCGGGGGCGAATGCACTGGCGATCGGCGACGGGTCGATCGACGGGTGGGAGGTGATCCAATTCGCCAAGGCCGAACTGATCGCGCCGAATGTCTGGCAGATCAGCAACCGACTGCGCGGTCAGGCGGGCACGGATGCCCTCATGCCCGATGTCTGGCCCAAGGGCAGCCTAGTGGTCCTGCTTGACGGCGGACCCAAGCAGGTCGATCTGCCGCCTTCGGCGCGTAGTCAGGAACGGTTCTGGTGGATCGGACCTGCGCTGCGCAGCGTCGACGACGCAAGCTATCGCAGTCGCCGAACTGTGGCGCCGGGGGTCGGGCTGCGCCCCTATTCCCCCTGTCATCTGCGGATGGAGGGCCGCCAGCTGTCTTGGATACGGCGCGGGCGCATCGAAAGCGATGGCTGGGAGGGGGCCGATATTCCCTTGGGCGAGGATGTCGAAAGCTATCTGGTTCAGGTCGAACAGGACGGCAGGACGATCCTGGAAACGCAGGCAAGCAGCCCACAGCTGACATTGCCCGATCTGGCATGGGTCCAGATCAAGCCGGGTCGGCTGACGGTCCGGGTCTGTCAAATGTCGCGCACCTTCGGTCGCGGCCCATTCGCAAGGAGAGATTTCGATGTCCAATGA